GGTCCCAGTCCGAAAAGGAGGATTGAATGGAATTTGTGCTGTTCTGCGTACTCATGGTTGGTCTCGGAGTGTTTTGGGAGTGGAACCGGGGGAGGCTTGACTGATGGAGCTAGGAAAGATTATCATCAAGACAGGGAATAAACAAGAGGACGACTACATCGAGTTCACCCCGGAGGAGGCGAAGGAGATGCAGAAGTTGCTCAACGACCTCTTCCCTGGAGAGATTGTTGATGAGAGCAGCAACTACCTCAAGGCACTGCGGGAGATCATCAGGGAGGAGATGCCGAAGGACCATCCGTATCCGTACTACCCCATCTGGCCGCACTACACGGACTGGTACCGGCAGAGGCCATGGATTGAGTGGACCATCACCGACGCCAAGGGCTACGAAGGAAACACGACTGACATTACGTATACGACAGGGGAGTGTGAAAATGCTATTTCTCCGTAGGGACCGGGAGTATTTGCATAAGATGGATGATCGGATTCGCCATCTGGAGAACGGGGCCGAATACACCATTGCTGAGCCATCTACCAATCGCTATAATGCCTGCTACCAAGATGTGCCGCTTAGTGACATTGTGCGAGGGATCGTAACACATCTAGGCATCAAGCTGAAATATGAGCCTGCCAGGGGGTCACATGTGAGGCTCAGCAGCAAGGTGCTGTTTGAGGAGAAAGAGTAATGCCAATCTACGATTACAAGTGCCAGTACTGTGACAATGAGGAGAAAAACATGATTCTTCCAATTGATCACGGAATACAGTATTGTGATAAGTGTGAAATGCCAATGAATCAACAGCTATCCCCTCCGCACATCACCTTCAAGGGGCAGGGCTGGACACCAAATTCAGGGATTGTGAGGAGAAAATAATGGACAGGAAATGGGGTGGATTGGTTCGGGACGCGCAGTACAACCCGGAGGAGTGCCCACGCGTGGACTGTGGTAGCCCCTTTGGTGCCTTGCGTGATGCGGGCATGGCTAAGGCTCTACATGGTGGGCTGGGGGCACTGCCGACGTATGCGGACTTCTACACGTACCTTGACTCGGTGTTTCAGTGTATTTGGGCTGCAAGGCAGTCCTGGGAGAAGGGCCTTAACGGGCCGCTTGCTGGGCATATTGACGACGCCGAGACTGCGATGCAGCGCCTTGATGACTTCATGTACGAGCAACTTGGAAAAGGAGATCTGTGATGCACGTCATAAAAGAGGGACAGAGCGAGCCGGAAGAGCGTGAGATCTACGAACTGCACATCTTTCCAGGGGCAAAGACCGCCGAGAACATGAAGTTTACTATCGGCGTCAACGGCCTGGAGTCGATGGGCCTGGCAAACGGAGTGGTGAACCTCATATACGAGGATGACGACATGCACAGCATCTTCATCTCCGGGACTGACATGGTGTACACAAAGCACCGGAAGGTCAAGACCCCGCTGATTCTTGTGCCTGACATGGCCGTTCCGAAGAATGTGGTGGAGTTCTCTGGGGAAACCGGTGCCTCGTAAGGACAAAAAGCTCTGTAGCTACCGGAATTGTAAGAATGAGCGCAAAACTGGCTACAAATGGTGCTATGAACACCACATGGCCCGCTGGGATGAGTCAGAACTAACCATAGACAGAGGGGTTATGCGCGAGGTTATCGGGAAAGTACACCTTTTGGCGGCCTGGAATGAGCAATCATCCGAGTATATCCATGATTTGTGTATAATATTGAAGAGGATGCTGATTGAGGCCGAATCTACCGCCCAGCGGTCGGTGGACCCGACGTGGATGTTCTTGTTTGAGGCCGAAAAGTGGCAAGATAGCCTATTTGACGACGCCAACTCCGCGCTTGATCACATCACTGGCTTAATTTACCCAGAAGGGAAGGGACGCTAATGGCAGATACAATCAAATCACTGAAAAAGGAAGTAAATGGGCGTATTGAGTCCATAAATGAGATACTCGACAACCACAAGAAGGCGTATGCCAACTTGAAGAAGGCGCTTGAGGACCACCTGTGGGAGCCTGACGCTCACCACCCGGCATTCCTGGCTACTCAGCTTAAAGAGGCCCGGAAAGCTAAGAAGTAGTGTTGACACCCGATCTCATTTTGTGATAGTATAGTTCCAGATGAAAAAGAGGGAAACCCTAGAATGCATTGACGATCAGATAACAATCCTCGAACGAGAGTTAAGGGAACTACGTGCCAGACGATATCCAATGGAGCAGGCCAGCAGGTCAGAAAGCAAGCGAATCGCAATCCAAAGACGCCTTACAGACCTCAAAGGAGATTACCAGCCAGGGGAGGCCGGATCTATCGTGCGGGGTACGGGATGAGTTCTTTGGAGAGATTAATCGACCTCCGCTTAAAGGCTGCACACCCAAGGTTTCACAGCTTTTTCGGAGCGTCCTCGCCTGCCGATTCGCGGGTCACACCGTCAAAGAGGCCTGTACCATGCTGGGCACGACACCCGGCGAACTTAATAAGCGAAAGAGAAATTTCCCCGAGGGGTGGCAGGCGGCTCACCAAGAGATCAAAGAGGCTGTCCTACAGAACCTCGCAGCAAACGTCTGGATCACAAGGTCTGCACTATCCGACGTGGCTCCCCATGCTGTTAGATGCCTGTACGACCTCATTACCAGCAGAACCACCAAGGACTCCATCAAAAAAGATGCAGCAGTCCAAGTCCTCAAGCTCCTGGATATCGACGGATCGGCTAGTCTCGGCGCAACGATATCAGAAGCCGCTTACGCTTTTAAGGATCTGGCAGACGCCACAAGAGAACGATTCGAGAACGACAATATCATCCCGATCATCGAAGCCGACGATTACGAGGAGTTAGAATGATCGTTACATGGGAATACCCAAAGGAGTTGTACGAGACCGATTTCGCTATTTCGTATGGGCTTGAAGGTGGCGCAAAGTTGCTGTCTGTGGACTACGACTACACGGCCGATGCCGTCATCTGCGAGTTCGAAGTAGAATCAGAGGATGTTGACAAGATACCGGACTCCGACCACACTGGCACCCTCTTGAATATTGGCTAACTGCAAGCTCTGCGAGTCTCAAGGTCTGGACCACGACAAGATCGTGGCAGCCTGTGAATCCTCACCCTACTGGGTGGGGCGACTCATTATTGGGTTCGATTGGTTTGAGAATCCGTTTCACAAGCACCTGTCAGACTGGTTCACCACCAGGCTAGCGGAGGGAAAGAAGCGATTCTTCATCATGACCCCGCGCGATCACCTGAAAACGTCCCTGTTTGGCATCTCTTTGCTGACATGGCGGGCTCTGGTAGAGCCGGAGGACCGACTTCTGTACATCATGGCTAACTGCACCGAGGCCGAAAAGACCCTGCGTGTGGTCCGTGATCTCTTCATGAACAACGACAAAATCGCCCATTTCTTCCCCAAACGCACAATTAACCCCAATATGATGCAATCCATGGGTGCCGAAAGCCTTCACCAGCGATCCACCGGTCAATTTTTAGGCCTCCCACGGGAGGGCGTGTACCGCGAAGGATCAGTTGAAGCCCGTGGAGTCGACTCGCGCATGACTGGCGGCCACTTCAACTGGCATGTCTTTGATGACCTCATTGATGAGCAGATGGCTAACTCCGTCGTAACTCAGAACTCAGTGGTGGACTTCGTTAAACGATCAGACGCCCTGTTCGTTCAGCCTGCGGAGGATGTCGAGATCATCATCGGCACCCGCTGGCCCGGCCCGTTCTACAAGTGGCTGATTGATGAGAGCGGGCTTATTGACACCTACGAGACCGCCATCCTTGGGTGCTACGTGGACGACAGATATCGCAAGTTCCTTGCCGAGATGGGCAAAACCACCATCCAGGAGGACGGCGACCCAATATGGCCGGAGCATTTTACTAAGGAAGCTCTTGAGCGAATTGCTCTCCGCGCTGGTCCCTTCGACTTTGCCCACCAGTGGCTCAACCTCCACGTTGCCGAAGAGGACCGCAGGTTCAACCGCGAAGATTTCCACTACTACAATATCGACCCGCAGCGCGACAAGGTTCACTTCAAGGTGGACGGCATCACCCAGTCCGTGTATTTCAAGGACATGTACATCAGCATGACAATCGACCCGGCTACTGGCGAGGGAGAGCGCACTGATGAGAGTGCAATCACTGTGTGTGGCTACGACAGTAATACCGGCGCAATCTTCTGTCTGGAGGACTGGAGCGGCAGAGCACTCCCGTTCGAGTTAATAAAGAAGATTTGCCAAATAGCCAAGCACTGGCCCACCTTGGCGGCAATTTCGCCAGAGGATGTTTCGTACCAGAAAACCCTCAAACATTTCCTCCGGGCTGCGTTGATTAAGAATAGGATTCATGTCCCTGTCCGGCCTGTCAAGCCCGGAAGCAAGAAGGGCAAGGGCACCAGGATCCTCGATGCCCTCCAGCCGTTCGTGGCAAACCACCAGTTCTTCGTACAGCGCAAGATGATTAAGCTCGTTGACGAGCTAGTGAACATGCAGGTCGTAGATGGCAAGGTTGTCGGAAGATCCCCCAACCTCGCTGACTCCCTGGCGTATCATGCTGTCAACTGGCGGGCTGGTTTTTCTTACCAACTCGATGAGAATGAGTCTGAGATTGAATACGTTGATCCGTTCTGGACACCAGAGCCGACCGGACCAGCATATGGATTGGAGTGTTCGACCTAATGCCTGAACCAAGTAAGATTAAGACGAAAATGATCCAGAAGTGGTGGGATGACGCCATGGAGGGCAACATCACTAATCCGTGGTTGCGCGAGGACATCGGGGATGACCTGGACCTCAAGGAAGAGTTTATCTTCGAAAAGATGCTCCCGCTATTCGAGCCCAGCCAGGGCCTGCGCGGGAAGATGCGCATGGACTGGGCGGCAGAGCGCGACCAGGCGCAGGGCGCACAGCCCACGCCGCCTCCCGCTCCTACCCCCATGATGGATGACATCTTGCGTGAGCAGATTGGCCTTGCCGGATCTAGCGGCGCTGGCTACCAGAACCAATAATAATTAGGAGGCTTGTATGAGAACCCTTGGAGACACAATTGAAACCCTAAAACAGTGGCACAGCTCTGATTCGGTAGGGAACCTAATTCTCTATCGGTACCCAGGAGCGCAGCTAATCGAAACCATTGAGGAGCGAGTCGTGAAGGTTAAGGAGATGGAGCCAGAAGTGGCCGAAGCTTTTAATCTGTTCATGGACAAACTTGGAATCGAGCGCGGGGAGGTCTTCCGAAATAGCAAGGGAGAACCGGACCGCGTGAAGCTTACTAGGAGAATTGATGTATAGAATCGAAGGAGAGCGCGACATGGTACGTCGCGTTGACTTCTCCGGCAGCAAGAAGGAAGAACTCAGAGACTTCTTGTTCAAGGAGTATGACAAGGCCAAGAACGCTAGAGATCCAGTTCTTCGGAAGTGTGAGCTTTGGCAGGCCCAGGCAAACTCCAGGCGCAAGCGTAACGATGCGCGGACGGGAGACTCCAACGTAGACATGCCGCTGACTCGCAAGCGCATGATCCAGAACTCGGCGCGGCTCACCAACCCGGTTCTACAGCAGGACCAGTTGTACACCAGCAAGCCCCGCAACGCTACTGAGAGGGCCGATAATCTAGCCCGCGAGGTTGAGAAGGCCCTGGACTATGTGTGCGACCAGTTCAACTTCCGCGAGCTTTTGGACGATTGGATTGAACAGTTCCAGATCTTCCCCTTTGGTGTCGTCAAGACCCCGTTCGTGTACGAGCAGGAGCGGTTTGTAACCTGGGAGGAGATCGGCGCACAGGAGTACTTCCAATACGAGGGCGACCCCACAATCAAGACCATCCGAAAGACCTTCGACGCCGGAGAGACCAAGTACTACGCCGAGGTTGACCAGACAGTTGATGTCCGTAAGGGCGCATTCCCGGAGGTCATCCCATTCGAAGATTTCATCGTCCCGCAGGGGACTGGGGATGTCGAAGATGCAGACATCATCTACCACCGCACCTGGCAAACCAAGTCCTCAGTCAAGCGCAAGGTTAAGGAGGGGATCTACGACAAGACTGATGGCGACCAGGACACGCTGGGAAGAATAGCTGAACCTTCTGCGCAGCGCACCCGTCTCCTTACTCCTTACGCCGATGGGAAGAACATGGGCTACGAGGATGACGAGAGCAGATTCTACGAAATCGTAGAGACCTACCTGGAGTATGAAATAGATGACAGTGGTCAGGAATTTGAGATTATTGTCACTTTTGATGCCCGTAGCAAGACCATCCTCCGAGCAGTCCACAACTTCTATCAGTCCTATCGACGCCCCTTTATTGTACATCAGTACAAGCACGTTATTGCTTCCATCGAAGGAAACCCCCTCACATATATCCTTGAGCCGCTGCACATTGCTAACTCAGCTTCGTTTAACCAGAGGCTCGATGCTGCGTCACTAGCCAACGAGACGCTTATTTTGGTACCGCCTGGTAGTGGATTCAAGCGCGCCCTTGATCGTAGTGAGATCAGGACCGGCATTTATGAAGTCAATTTTCAGCCAGGCGAAATTGAAAAGTTCACTCTCTCTCAGCCCTTCAACCAACTTCCTGAACTGGAGGACAAATTTGAAAAGTCTGCCGATGAAGTATCCAGCCTATCGCCGCATTCTTTCGGATTTGAACAAGTCGACCGCCCCACCATGGGCGGGACCGCTCAGCTTATTGAAGAGGCCAAACAGCCTCAGTACGGGCAGTTGGAGCGATTCCGTGATAAGCTTGCGCTTCTTGCCAAGCACATGCTGTCCAGACTCCGACAGTTCTTCCCAGAAGGACTAGAGTACTACATCGCACAGCAGGACGACGAGGGGCGCGAAACGCTCAAGCGCGAGTTCCTCGAATGGCCTGCACATATTATTGAGAAGGACGTCGTGATCGAGACGAAGGTCTCGTCCGCTACCATGAGTAAGATGCTGCGGAAGCAAGAGATGTCCGCAGTCGTTGAGCGTATGTCGCAGATCATCGGTGAGATCATGAATCTCGCTACGGTGGCGACAGACGTTATGAACCCGGCAGCGGGGATTGCATTCCAGTTGCTTAACAGTTACCAAGAAGCGGTGAACCGCATGATGGTCGAGTTTGACATGATCGACAAAGAAAAGTTGAACCCGCAACTCATGGAGGTCAGCCAATTCGTACAGCAATTCCAGCAAGAAATTCAGAGGTTGCAAGGTGAAGTGGCTCAGAGAGACCAAATGCTCGCCAGTATCGTTGGACAAAATCCTGGAGGAATGCCCCATGGACCTGGAACTCCTCCGCAGGGTGGCGGCGGGCAAGGCATGGGACCAGGTGGTGGCCCTAGTAACGGCCCACCGGGACGCTGAGATTCGTAGATGGATAGGAGGAGCTATAGACGAGAACTTACGCGGTAGAGCGCAGGCGTATGAAGCGTTACGAAGAGATCTAATCAGTTTCAGAGATAGAAAACAGGAGGATTAAATGGTAGATAAAATCAATGATCCTACCGCTCAGGGGGCCGCAGTGCTCCCGCCATCTGATGCTTTGATTAAGGAGACCCCAGTAAATGTCCCGGCATGGCCCGTTGCGCCACCGCCGGGATTCCAAGTGGAACCTCCTACTCAGCAGACAGTCGAGCCGGTAGTCACAGCAACCCAGCCGGAGGTCCCGGTCGCTCCCCCGTCATGGATTGACGGAGTTGGTGCGCCAGTAGCTCCGCAGTACCAGGCACCGCCGCAGTATCAGCCCCCGCCGCAGCCTTACCAGCCGCCGCAGGGACCGCCGCAGGACTACACTGCGCCGCCCGCAGCGGTAGGTGGGATGGACCCGAACGATAGGGCGCTCTATGAGCTTGTCCATCGGCCGGAGGACTGGGTTCGCGGGATGACCAGAACAGAAGTGCAGAACACCGTTGCTCCTGTCATTGGGCAGGTACAAGAAGCTACTGCGCAGATGCACAACTACATTAAGACGCAGGCTGACGCGAACGAGCGTGCGGCCAAGAACAACGTAAAGGCACTCTATAGCGAAGTTATAAATCAGGATGAGACGTACAATTCCAACCCGCAGGTCAAGGCTGAGGTTGATAGAACTATCCAGAATATGCTGGGTAACAGTATCCACGCGGCACGCAATGGTGACTTCGGGGATGTTTCGCGCATGGCCGCAATGACGCCGCTTGAAGCAAGGGCGACATTGAACGCAATCAAGACCGTACATGGAGAGCTTGGGACCCAGGTTCTCGCACCACAGGTTGGGACAGCAGTAGTCGAGCGCCCGACCGCAGCGGCACCTGGACCGTCTGTACCGCTTGACGCCGACGAAGAGGCAGCAATTGCATGGCGTGAGCGCGTAGACCCGACATTCAGAGCCCGCTATATCGATGCCAAGAAAGTCGCACTACAACGTGGCGACTGGCAGTTTTAGGAGGATAACTCATGGGAACAATTAAATCGCATCTTCCGAGCGTAGAAGATTGGCTCAAGGAAGACCTTATTAGTTCAGCGGGGACCAAAGGGTGGAACCCGCTTCAAGACTTGCCGAGATTGCTTTGGGAAAAGATCCCGGACCTCAGACAGTTTAAGATCGGATTCTGCTCTGAGGCCGACATACCGATTTGGAAAACCATAGGGTGGGCTCACATGAGGCGAGACCACTTTGAGGTTGAGAACTTTAACCAGGCCATTGGCCTCGGACTTGGGCTTGACGACTCTGGCGGCATTATCAAACATGGTGAGAATTACCTGATGATCATGCCCAAGGAGTATCGCAAGCGCGTGCAGGCGAAGAGGGACGAAATCTTTGAGGACTCGTATAAGCGCATGAGCGAAAGAACTGGGACCATCGTTGACCGCAACGACCCCCAGAGCGAGGAAATGCTTGAGGACGCTGAGAAGTTTGATTACGGTCTCAAGGAGGAACAGTTCTCTGCTGGCCCTGCACCCAAGAAGCGAGGAAAGGCCTAGAAAGAATAGACAATGGCAGTTACTACCTTGTCGGGGAGCGACCCCCGTCAACCCAAAATCTACCGTGGCGGCACTCAGGTAACTGAGATGCAGTACGGTTCGAATGTGGAGATGGATAATGGCACTTTTGCCATAGGCAATTTTGTGTACTCCGTGGCTGACACGAACATCATCACCGTCTCCGACAGCGATACTAAAATTCTCGGCCTCGCCGGGAAGGCTAGTTCTGCTGCCGCAACCGGCGCACTCTCCATCCCAGTTCAGCTTATTCTTCCTGGTGATATGCTTATGATCCAGGTTGAGGATGGCAGTGGGAACGTTGAGGCGTCTGACACCACCTGTGTGGTCGGCAACTCATATGCTATTAAAGACTACGCAGCAAACACTCCTTCTCGGATTGACAGCGCCAGCGCTGGCACCGAGGAGCAGTTCGTTTACCTCGGCCCCGTCTACGATGCGGCTGGAGACTCAAGTTATTGGGGCTGGTTCAGTCCTGATATCGTCGGAACCTATATCCAGACTGCGGACGGGAACTAATAATGAATAACACTTTTACGTTTGCTAAGTCCGTCGCCCTTGTTGACTACATGGACCCCTTCCGTCAGAAGGAGTCCCAGGTCACTTGGAACCACGCTGCGATTAGCTCGACCAAGAGCACGAATCGTGCAACTGAGAAGGTCTTCTCGTTCAGCGGGCTGCCTGCCGCGCAACAGACTAAGGAATTGCAGAGCATCTTCTACTCCGACATGGGCGAGCAGGCGGCGACCACGTTCACCGTCAACAAGTTCACGCTGGCTACGATGTTCTCCCACGAGTTCCTCAAGGACTCTTGGCATCTGCCCGATATGATGAAGGAGGCTGGCGCTGCCGCAGGCGAGTCCCACTCCTTCATTCTTGACCAGGCGATGGCCGCTCCGCTTAACCGTGCGTTCAATAGCTCCTACACCATGTATGATGATGTCGAGCTTTGTGGTACGCACACCATGGCCGATGGCACTAGCTACGACAACGATCTTGCGCCAGCCTCTCTGACGTATGATAACGTCTGGCTCGCCGTCAACCACTTTGAGACCGCTCCCGTGTCTCATTCCGGCATCTACCTGGCCGACAAGCCCGACTGCCTCGTGTACCACCCCTCGAAAGAGAAAGAGGTACAGGCAATCCTGAAGTCCACGTTAGAGCCTGGTACTGCGGACAACGACAAGAACACCTTGCAGAGCTACAGCTTGAAGGCCGTTCCTAACCGTTTCCTCAGCACCACGACCAACTGGTTCCTCACCGGGACTCGGTTCAAGAACGACTTCATCCGTATCGTGCGTGAGCCCGTGAACACCGCGACCCAGGATGACTTCGACAGGATGGGCATGAAGTTCCGTAGCTACCAGCGGTTCGCTGTTGGTATCCGTGACTTCCTGTGGATCGTCGGGAACCCCGGAGCGTAGCTCTGACCATTAACAGTTATCCGGCCTTAACCGAGTTAGGGCCGGGTTGCTTCACAGTGCCCCATGGCTTGTCTCGGCACGCTGTACCGGAAGGGCGGGGCGAAAGGAATTACAATGACTACAGTTAAAGATGGCCTCTATCAGTATGGTGGAGTGCCCGTTGGTGGCCTGCTCTCGCAGGGCAAGGCATACCATATCAAGCCCCGCACCGGCGCATCCGGTGGCGGCGGTTTGAAGCTCAATGATGCAATCTCTACCGTGTCGGGCGCACACGCGCTCATGACGGCAGACCAGAACGACGTTGCGTACTTCTATTCCGAGGACAACTCGGCGTCTGGTTGCACTGATTACCAGTCCAGCGCTCTCACCTGGAGCAAGGACTGTACCCATCTTGTCGGTGTGAACTCTGGTGGGATCATGGGCCAGCGCTCTCGAATCGCCCAGCTTTCCACTGCTACCGCAGTTACTCCCCTGGTTACTTGGAGCGCCAGCGGCGGCTCAATGAGCGGAATACATATCTTCCACGGGGTGGCCGATGCTACCTCGAAACAGTGCTTCTCAGTTACCGGAGAGCGTAACTACTTCTCGCGCTGCCACTTCGCTGGAATTGGTAATACCCTAATGGACGTGGCGACTGCCGCATCACTTGTTGTCTCTGGTGATGAGAACTTGTTTGAGGATTGCGTGATCGGTCTTGATACTATCGGGCGCGGCTCTGCTGCTAACTCGGAGATCTTGTTTACAGGCCAGGCAACCCGCAACGTGTTCCGTAGATGCATTGTGCCTACATTCGCTGATGCGAATACTCATCAGTTTATTATCGCAGGGGCAAGCTCTCTCGACCGCTACGCGCTGTTCGAGGATTGCTTGTTCGTCAACCCTGTTGACTCAACTGCCACCTCCATGACAGAGGCTATTGATGCCAGTGCCAGCGCAGGTGGTTCAATCATCCTTCGGAACTGCACTCTCGTTGGTGCTGCCGACTGGGAGGCGAACGTTGAGTCGGGGATCACCCTCATCGACGGTGCTGCGCCTACCAATAACACTTCCGGCCTCGCGGTTAACGTCGAAGCCACCTAATCAGAAGTAATGGGGGGCGCAAGCCCCCCGTTGCAATTGGAGTTTACATGCCCCACAGCCTAGAACTTTATGTAGAAGCAGGGGACGGGCACCCAGCGTGGGGTGTTCTCCACATTGAAACGGAACTCTCTGTAATAGAGTTCCAGAAAGAAGCTGAAAAAGAAAAGTGGATTGTAGTCCAATGCTGCCGAGGGAAGAAATGCATCTTGCAAGCAGAGAAGGTGTGGAGAATTCAGGAAGCAAACTTCGACGTGTATGATCCAAGTGAGGAATAAATGAGTATTCAAAAAACTAATCATCCAGTAATCCAGGCTGCGGTTGCTGTTCCGGTGCTAAAGACGGCCAGCGCGCGCACCGAGTGGTATGATCTCAATGGGTGGACGGATAAGGTCGTTTCGTACGACATCACCGACTCCGCAACAGTTGACATTAATATAACAATGGAGGTAAGCCCGCAGGGTGCGCACGAGCTTAACGCCAAGACGTGTACAACGAAGGATTACACCTCGGTGCAAATCGTTCAAACTCACACTGCCGAGGTCCTGGTGCGTGTGGACTCAGATGATGTAGACGACCTGAAACACCCAATTCGGTCAGCGCGGTTCTTCCTCGAAAATGACGAGGGGAATACCACATCGACGTTTAACGTATGGGTTGAGGGCTGGAGCTAATGCCTTCGCTGATGCCCCTTCTGCATGAAGTGGTTGTCGGCGGTGGTCCAGCTCCAGTATACGAGATAACCGGGAACATAGTAGACGACAATACTGATCCGGTATCCGGGGCTACTGTCACCCTTACTGGTGATGCCTCCGACAGCACAACCACTGACGGTAGCGGAGACTATGAGTTTCTTCTTCTCCCTGATGGGAGCTATACTGTAACTCCGACTAAGACAGATGAGACATTTACCCCAGCCAGCAGAAATGTTACAGTATCAGGGTCGTCTCAGACAGCAGACTTCGAGCAGGACGCTGCGACGTTCGCCGCGTTCGAGGTCAACTTCATTGACATGACTGATGGGGAACTCCCAACCAATGGCGAGGTCACAGATCCTACCCATCCGACCCCAACGGTGAGTACAATACTTGTCCAGAGTATAGACAATAAGGAGCTTAGCGGAGGGTATAATAGAACACTGCTAATTGCGGGGGACGATGCCAATTCACCGTCCTACACATGGGATGTCAGGGACTTTGGCAACGGCCTCGACCTTCCTCCAGATGGATTCAAAATTCAGGCATATGTCACTACCAAGCCATCAGGCGACACAAGAGAGTTTGGATTGCATGTGTCTGCGACAAAGATAAATGGCACGCTAATAGCAACTGTAGAAGATGACAATGATGGACTTTTTTGGGCGCATACTGGAAGTGCCTCTGACTCAACGTCGAAGTTTGGGTACAGAACTGAAAACACGACAGTTAAGACCATAGACCAAACGGATTCTCCATCTGGCAAGGGGACATGGTGGTATAGATACCACCTCCAATACACAGCTAGCGGTAAAACGGGAGACATGTCGTGGTTCAAGATTTCTGATTCTAGTACTGATCCAATACCACAGCAGACAGTTGTGCCAACAATTGAAAACATGAGATATATTACATTTGTTAGGTGGCCCAACGGGTATGGTCAGGATCTAATTCTTCACAGCTTTTGGGTTGGGAATATAACAGATGACTGGCCCGCCAACAGGACGCTTGTGTAATAACATGACACTTAACAGAGACATAGGCATAAAAGAGATAATCGGCGTGTTCGTTCTCATTGGTGCTATCTATGGTGGGATCATTGGGATCGCATCCATAGCAAGTACGGTATCATTGAAGCAGATCGACGAACACACGATTGTAACAGAGCAGAAGCACGTTGATCAGTTCAACGAGCTAAGATCGGAACAGGCTCTCATGCAAACTGATGTGGCAGTTACGAAAGAGCGCGTCAAGACCATGGGTGAAGACATAACTGAAATCAAAGAAATGCTAAGGGATGCTCGATAGTGACTGACTTTGTTCGTGCCCCGTCAAAGGGCTCGCTCCTTACGATGCTTAAGAAGGCTAGGGAAATTGACTCCAAGCTTCTAAGCAAGCTCTTTGATGGAGTTATGTTCAAGGGCGAGTACCAGGCCGGTATAGAGCAACAGATAGTAACTGTGATCAATAACGGATCTGGTAGCGGAGGTCCGGTAAACATAAACCACCGAGACACAAAGTACTTGTTGGATGATGACCACAAACAGTACCTGTTGCTAACTGCTGGGTCTGGCAGGCCGCTTACTGGCGACCTATACCTTGAAGGATCAAATCCATACCTTGTGATGCGTGACGCTGATGGTGACTCAGGTTCTCACTTTATCCTCGTTGACACAGCTACTGAAACTGGCTCGATAACAAAGACGACAGCAACCGGCGACTCATCAATAACCATGGATGCGAAGCCCTCAGACGGAGTAAGCGAAGCCAAGTTTAGAATGTTCCGTGGCACAGATACAACTGGCGAGAACAGCGGACTGTATATCCACCTTGGCAATAACAGCGATACCGAACAGCACATACTGTACGCTAAGGGTGGTGCGGACTTCTGCCGGGACAGCGGGTGGGTTTCCGTGGACGGCGACGACGTTGTAACAGCCTCCCGCTGGCTACAGAACGGATTCCCGGATTCGACCGAGGTTAGCATATCATGGGATGACGGCACGCGCACGCTGACCCTCGACTCCGTTGGGGCTAGCTTCAACTACTACCTGTCTGGCGTGCTGTACAACGAGACCGGTGCATTAACTGCCACCATCCCGAGCGTCGGCGTTGGGGACGAAGAGGGGTTATGGGTATTCTACCTTGATTCAGAGGGGTCAATGACCGCTGCCCTTAACCCATCTGAGTCTGACATTGACACTGTCATAGAAGATTATGCCATTGTTGCCTACGTCCAATGGGATGACACCAACCTTGACGGAAGGCTCATGTATGAGGTTCATGGGTCCAGAATGTCGCCAGCTACTCACCACTGGATTCACGATAACATGGGGGCTCAGTACAAGGAGGGGATGGCGCTATCGGACTTTGTTATAAGCACCGGTAGCGATGACGAGGATGCGCAATTTAGTATAGCTGCTGGTGAGTTCTATGACGAGGATATCGAGCATGACCTCGCAGCCTTCCTTAAAACTGAGGGCGTAGAGATATGGTATCTCGACGGCTCTGACTGGCGCTGGGGCGAGACCGTCCTCACCGGCACCGACTTTAACATTAAGGTCGCCGGAAGCGGAAGGATGGCGTGGAATAGCTCGGGCTCGCAGGTTGAGGCAGACGCAAACAAGTATGTGCTGTGCCACATCTTTGCAACCAACATAACAGACGATGCCGGTGCTGGCCCGCTGTACATATCAATCCAGGGGCAGGCAGTATACAACACAAAGGCGCTGGCTAGAGAGGGAGCGGATTCCGAGATCAACAATCTCGTGTATGGCACGCTCCCGCTGCAAGAGGTTATACCTGTTGCCACTGTGATTTTCCAGACGGGGAATTATTCCAACAAGGTTAAGAGCCGGGTGGTAACAACCGATTCCGGAGACAACTGGGTTGATTGGCGCTCTAGTGACTTAAAGTCAACAGGCGGGACCATTAACGATCATGGCTCTCTCGCCGGGTTGGAAGATGACGATCATCAGTTGTATCTCCTTGCGTCAGACGCTACAGACCGCGCCACCTTTGCCTCCAACTGGACCGACCTGACTGATGGTGGCGATACTGCGTTGCACATCCATGACGCCAGGTACTATACTGAGACCGAGATAGACAACTCGCTTGCTCTGTACCTCCCGCTGACAGCATCGCACACTGCGCCGCTCACAGGCGATCTTTACATTGAGTCTGCTTCTGCCCCCTCGCTGTTCCTTGACAAGAGTGGGAGCGATACAGACTTCACATTCTTCCAGAACAACGGAGCAGGAACTACAAACTTCGGGACCAGGACTGCTACTGGAGATACCAACGTATCTATTTACACCATCACTGGAGACGGAGCGGGTGATGGATACGTTAGCATTTTCGGAGGAACCAGCACAACTGGAGACAACTTTTTCAGGCTGTATACTGGGCAGGCAGGCTCAGCCGTACAGCACATGTTTGATTGTAGTGGCGGCAACGTAGAACTTTGCAAGGTCGGCGGGTACGTCACCATTGAAGAGGGCAACCTTCTCATAGACAAGACATCTGGCCCGCAGCTTCAACTCAGGGAAGCGGCTAGCGCGACAAGCTATTCGGTTGTGACAGACCTTGGTGATACACTTTACATTCAGAAGATTGAGCCGACCGGGGCAATAATCGGCCTCGTGCCTGTTCCTGCGGATAATAGCTCTGATGCCGAGATCCACCTCTTCAACGGTTCAGCTACGACCGGCGACGTCATGCTCAAAATCTACGAGGGGGATGCTGCGCCGCTTGTTCAGCACCTATTCTATGGGTCTGGCAACGCAGAGCTTTGCAAGGTTGCTGGGTCGCTAACGGTAGGAGGAACAACCGTGTCTCTCGTCGGGCATACGCACGATGATAGGTACTACACCGAGACCGAGATCGATACAGCCCTTGATCTGTACCTTCCGCTTACTGCCGGAGCGGGGCAGCCACTAACCGGCGATCTTCATGTGGAAGATGGCTCATCCAATGATCAGCACACGCTTGCCGCATCAGCAACCGGAGACGCCAACCTATGCATACAGGGCGGCCAGGTTACAATCGGCGGTACCGGTGGCACTCAATTGCTAACTGTAGTAGACGGCGCTCTCGGAGTTAGTAACGGCTGGGCCTTCCGAGGGCAGAACAACGGGGGAACCTACATTGATCTGCTCAAGGTTGAGTCTGGTGGGTACAGAGTCCTCATGGGCACCACTGGTGCCAGGATGAAGCTACTGTCGAACGACTCAGCGCTGTACCCAGTGCCAACGTCTGCGGTGTCAGACGCTAACCATAACAACGGATTCATGACATTTTGGGTTGACGAGAGCGGAAATACAATAAACTTTAAGGTAAAATACAGCGGTGGAACTGTTAAGTCTGGATCTGTCGCACTAACATAGGGAGGTCGAGATGACATTCGAAGAGAGAATTAAACAGTTGGATGTAGAGAAGGAACATCTTATCGCTCAGTTGAACGCCATGATTGGGAAACAAGCGGTGCTTGCTGAGTTGATTGAGGAGCGTGACAACTTCGAACTGGAGACTGAGGAGGACTAATGGGAACACGCCGAGTCCCTGCCACCGGGATGCAGCTAGACCGCTGCGACGTATGTGGAAATGAGATTCACCGCAGGGATCTTGTGCGTACCCAGGTTGAGTACGGCATCCCCGAGGCGTACAACTACCTGTCTTACTCGTCTTACAATACGAGTGGATGGGAAGTAGACACAGCCTCAGACGCAGGTTCAATCTCATATGGGAATAGGTGCGATCACGCCAGGACTCAGGTGCCACCGGACCAGCCCACTGCGGTTGGTACGATGGACATGGTGAGCGGCGTGCAGACCTGGGAGGGAGACGGGGTGTTTAGAGCTAATACCCTTTCCCCGGCCGCTACGGGGCCTACAACTGTCCTTACCTTTTCAGGGGTAGTAGGACCGCACCTTGAGAACGAAACGCCTACAATGACCGTTAAAATGGGCGTGACGAACAGTGACGGGTCAGTTAAGCAAGTCGTCAGGACATGGACCCTGTGCGGGCAGAAGCGCGTCTGGTGTGCTGAAACAGCATCAACGCTCGAAGGCTATGGGTTAGGGTCTGGCACTCAGCAGTACTACTATATAGAGATCACCAATGACGGCAAATGGTGGATAGACGAACTACAGCTTGAAGAGGACACGGCAACTGGCGCACCCGAGGTATTCGCCGCCACATCTGGCGCAGCGTACTCCCAGACGGCAGATTCCGCTGGGATCTCATCCAGGAAGGTATGCCCAAGTTGCTTCGAGTACGTGTTCAAGAAATCACAGATCTACGGGCGTACGGATGAACCTCAGATGGACTATCCGGTAGCGTCACACGCACAGGAGTTTTAGATGGCAAGGCTTACAGCCGATGACATGATTGATATCGTCCGCGACTGCTGTGGCGGCGAGACCAGCGAGACCTTATCTGATACAAGGATACTCAGGTTTCTTAACGAGGCCGCGCTGAACCTGGCGTCGAAGTACACGTTTGATCAGTTGAGTGCTACCACTCCCATCACCACTGCGGACGGGACCGCTGAGTACACGATGGCTGTTGATGACGTTGTTGAGTTCACGGGGATTGTCAACGGCACCAAGAACTTCGAGCTATATCCCATGAATGAGGACCAGTACCTAAGTTTCACGCAGGGCGATGCTCAGAGCGGAGATCCTAACTATTGGTACGTTGATGGCACCAGCGGCGGCGCATACGTACTGAGGCTCTGGCCCACGCCCAGCAGCGCAGACACCCTCACGGTACACTACACCAAGCTTGAGGAGTTGAAGACCTCTCCGACCGCGACCAGCCTCACCATACCTCGCGTTTGGGACAAGGTGGCGTACCTGTACGCAGCATCCTCCGCATGGGAGATGCTTGGTGATTCCGAGCGAGCGGAAACGTTCGTGAAGATGGCAGCACGAAACGAGGCCCAGGCAGCAAAGACGGTCAAGGTGCCGTCGTACATTCCTGGGTTCCTTGGCTCGCCCGTAGGAGGGGCGATGAAGAATGCCTAACATCAAGTATCACTACATCTCTCTTGGTGATGCAACGATAATACAGCGTCGTCACCCAAGGGAGATTGAACCGCCTGGGATGGTGAACATAGAGAATGCCATTACCTCAAGATCCGATTCCTCTATAACCATGAGGCCACCGTGGGTTAGGGTTTATGATGATGTATACGGGTTCTCGTCAGTACTAAATACTGATGATACGGCAGAGCTTAGAGATGCCGTAAACTCTGCCACCGGGCTGTACGGCTCTGGTCAGGTATTGTTCTTAACTTCATACATACCATATGGGATCAACAGTGGATCCCCGGCCGTGTTGAGCGACACGCACGGCAACGGGTCGTGTTCTCTTATCGAGGGTGAAAATACGGTTGTTGGAACAAACACCGACTTTTATAAAAGGGTGTACAGGGGGGCCATAGTTCGCTTTGAGGGTCTAAACACGTCATACACCGGGGCTCCGTATCTGTGGCTAATCTCAACCAATACGGATGAGTGGTACATGACAGATCAGGACGAGAACGAGGTTCCGCTTCAAGGCTCATACATCAGGGCCATCACCGGCGCTTCCCTGTATATGAGGTACGGTGAACCTGGGTCCATGGCCTACTATGGACAAATTGGCGAAGGCGACGAAGATGCCCTTGGATTTGATGCACTCTATACGAGACTCAGTGGAGACCCGGCCCAAAGAGCCGGAGACTCTTCAAAGTTGTTTAATTTGCAGATGGGAACTAACATTTCCGGAGCAAAGTACATGTGGACCGATAGCCCAACAACCCCGAACGAGTATTACATGACGGCCAGGGACACCACCGAGCCGGATCTTGTCCCAGACTCATGGTCAGGAAGTTCTAGTACCCCGTCGTACATTCGCGTAGTGAACTCTGACAATAGGAGCTATGCTCATCCATTTAATACTCCACTGGATCAGATTGGTGCGCCAACTGGGTTTAATTCCGGAGACGTAATAGACTACGGAGAGGTTGAGTCGCTTGCAGACGAGGAATGGGGAATCGGGGATGCCGACTCGCTAGGGTTCAATACTGTATACTACAGGCTTGATGCGGGAGACCCTGATGCATTGCTTGCCTCGGTTGGATCATCCAGGTGGGACGGCGTTACTGGCGAAGTTTTAAGCTGGCCGCAGTCAATGGTTTTGAGTGGGTACAAAGACGTTTCTACTAGCGCGACGTACACATGGCAGCAATCAGCAAAAAGTAGAAACACGGGTTTCTATCTTCCCGGTACAGACACTCCCGTAACCGCATACCTGTACTATCTCAAGATTTCCTCCGGAGATCCAGGCATCCCACACCCGGAAGATATCTATATGAATGGGAGCAAGCCAAGAAGGAGGAGTGTTGAACTTCTCAAGCCCGGACTGTGGGATGATCAAGAATGGGGATATGGAAATCACACGCTTGATAATCTAGGATACGATACTATCTATGCTGCCACTTCGTGGGACGGGACAATGGCAAGCGTAGATGTAGAGATCATAATGCCGTTCAGCTACCAATTCTCAGACTACGGGTGGGCCGCGTCTGCTACATCCGATGAGTATTACATGGTTCAGCAGGATGGGTCAACTGAGATTACAGCGGACTTTAACGAGCCTCATAATGTTTCGCGCGGGGTAGACGGGAAAATGATACAAGGAACCGTTGGCTCTCTTAGTGATGGCGAATGGGGGTTTGGCAAACTTGCCGGTGATTCCCTTACGTACGATACTATCTATGTGGGACTCGACGCAGGAAATCCGGATGACATAGGAATGCAAATGGTTGCCGAGTATGACTTCCAAATCTACTCCAGCAAATACAAGTGGACGGAGAGCGGTACCTCAGATATGTGGTACATAACGCTATCAGATGGCTCTGACCCAAGCATATCCCTGCCAACGAATCTCAGCCTTGACGGGTATGAGTATACCTACGTAACCATGCAGATTCTTAGCCCGAATGAATGGACATACGGGAACGAGGACTCGCTTGGTTTCAATACGATATACGTGTATGCAGAGTCCTCCCCGGACGGGGCCATCGGGACCGGCGAAAACGATGAGACTAAGCCAGTCAAGATTGTTATCAAAGACGCATCTTCTGACTTTGACTACTACATGGTTGACAAGGTAAATGGTAACGACGATCTTCTCATATCAGGATTGGCCGTATCGTCCATCAGCGATTCAAAGCCGGTATTCTACTACAACCACAATCCGTATCGGTCTAAATACAAATTCAACATCCAGTCATACACGCAAGGGCTGATCTACAATACGCCAAGCAATGAAGGAGATGTCAACCGAGAGGACATCAGCGGGCCGTTCTACGCCGGTCTTCAAAAGGGAGACTGGAAGTACCAGTCGAAGGTGCTGATTGACAAGGAGTTTGAGGGAACTGGAGTAACCTTCAATGTTCAGCCTCTTCTTGCTGGAAGTGGATCCTCGTACTTACAGGCTTTTCAGTGGATACAGGATGAGGCTGACGATTCATTCTATATCGCGCGCAATTTCCTTGCACTATCGTATGGCCTTTCCGGTCCGTGGGAAAAGGCTTACATAAATACGCATGGCGACCAAGAAGGCACTCTGATTGAAATAGATGGAGATTACCAAAGCAAGGTCGTATTCAACGGGATGAAGGCGTATGGGTCTACATACATAGCTCCAGTCATTGATTGCAACCTTGACTCGCCAGCGACATCTTCACTTCCAGGCTATGCGCACTCCACTGACGCCTTTGGCCTTGAGTGGGACATGCATACAGATAGCGCATATGAGTGGAGCACGGCAGGCAGAGCGAAGGTGCCTGCTGACTGGGAGCCAATTGCCGTTGCGTGGAATGGAGACTCGCCAGGAAGGATTGTCCTTCTTTACTGGCAATCAACTACCAACAGGGTTACGGTTAGATATACTGACGACGATGGGACCACCTTCAACGACGCCGCCGTGGGAGGAGCGCCCAATTACTTCGTTGGCGATGAGACCAGCCGTGTTGATTATTTTGGTGGTCAGTTCATAATCACAAGGTCTTCTGGCTTGTATTATGGAGACGGCACGACATTCACAGAGAAATCACTTACCGGGAGTGATTACACATCAGTAGCATACAGCCCAACACAGGGATATGCGGCCCTTGACAGGGCAGCTAAGAAGGTTAATACAGCACTAGATGTTTCTGGCACCTGGACACTTACAGATCTTCCTGTCCCGGAGTATGCTGGTGCCGTTGAGTGGCTGATGTGGGATACCTATGGAGAAAGGTGGGTTGTAAACTTAACCGGTGGGATGATGTGGACAAGCACACTAGATGTAGATGATCTTACGGGATACCCGCCGTGGCTGTCGGAGCCAATCCTGGACTCGGGAGAGGGCGCGTCACAGAAGGAACCAACCAACATGGTGTCTGACGCCGGTGGCCTGCTGTGGTGTACGTACGATGGCGGGGCATACTATTTCAGACATATCAGATCAACTAGGTACTCGTACTACTGGTGGGATGTTGAAAAGTTTGTGCCGCTCAGTAAAGATTTCAGGGCACAGACATTTTCTGTTCTTGATGGATACGTTGTCCTCATCGGCACCAGCGAGAGAACATGGGATAACATAGACTATGACAAAACAGAATCGCTGTCACCTAACCCGTCGTTTGACGACGAGGAGAAGGACTTCACCTTTGCTGCGATGACAAGCCTTGGTGATCATGGCATAAAACCAGAGACCGTAGTTGCTACCGCGACCCTGACCGATGGCACCATTGAAGAGATAACTGATGACGGGGCCGGAGTCCTCAAGGGAACCGTAAGCGCAACCGGAACAATCAGCTATGAAACCGGCATCATGGTTGTCATCTTTAATGACATCACTGCGGCGACCGGCAGCACCTTTTCAGTCAGATACACTTATCTGATAGAGGGCGACACAACCGGATGGGAGTACCACCCGAGGCGCATCAGGTGGACGGCCCCCAAAACGTATGATGACTTTGAGGGCGTGGGATCTGGTACTGGAGATGCCAGCGGAGACGGAGCGTTTCTTGATTCAAGGCCGGTCAATGGAAGGATAGTCGTCTTTGAAACAAGTGCAATAACATCCATTGTGCCCAGGGGTGACGTCTTTGATCCGTGGGATTTCGATACCATAAGGAGCGGAGTGAAGCTTCTTAGCAACCCAGTTGTGGTTGATGACAAGTGCTACTTCATAGCGACTGACGGACTTCTTTGGGAGACTAACGGGATAGACGCCAAGGAATCAGGGTCGTCATATGACGCAACACTATATGATGATTTCAATGAAGAGGGACCGGTCTTTCTTGATTACTCAGTTGAATTGAACTCTTTACTTGTCTACCACTTCGACCTGGCCGCAGATGTTCCTGCTGTTTACACAATTAGCTTGGCTGTAGGAACCGTAACCAAGTCGTCCCTACCGTTCATTCCTGATGATGGCGTACTGGCAAAGAGGGCGGCAAGCGTGTTCGCGGTATCTAATTCAGACGACGAGACCATCTACGGATCTCACCACCCGACAGACTCAAACGATGACAAGGTTGTTCTGTACTCTTTGTCTACAGGATTTGGAGTAACCGGGGAGGACATCCCAATGTCTGGTGTTGAATCCTATTATCACTCAACGATTGAAACCGGCGAGTTGTATCTAAACCCGGAAGGCAAGAAAACGTCACTAAAGAATGTTACTGTTAGGACATTCGTTAGCGACGACGAGGGGGCAGGCCTACCAGTTATCGCGCTTGAAGTAAAATCAAATGAGGATGCAGACTGGACCAGCGAGGGAGATACTGCCGGGACCACAACTATTAGCACCACGACGTGTACCGGTGCCTCTACCGCATGGAGCAACCTGATTGCTGGTCCGAACTCTGGCGACACGCAGCAGAAGTGTAACGGTGTTACCGTGCTCTTCACCCTCCCGTGTCTCGCAAAACAGGCAAGGATATACCTTGACAGCACACTTCTCGTGGAGGGCACAGACTACGCCAATGGTGCCACCAACTCAATCTCGTTTGGCGGCGCTTACACCCCCCCGGCCGCAGATGAAACTCTCTACGCATACTGGGACGTGATGCCCGAAATCAGGGTAGCTGTCGGGGATGTGTACAAAAGCTCAGAGGGGTTCCATAGAATAGAGTCTATCGAATCTGCGCAGGACATCACCCTTGACCACTACATGTCTACAGGGTCGGATGCTGCGCCAGTCCACTACCCAACCACGGAGATGCCGGTTGGTAACGCTGAAACGAAGCTTGGGCTAAACAAGCTAGTCGAGGGTGTCTCAATTCGTTTATACGTTATACCAAAGTACAACACTGATCCAACCCCCGAGATTGTAAAAGTAACGGGGATTTCTATCGGACACATCCCCCAGGGAAGCAAGATACTACAGGCAACAGGGAGTTAATATGCAGTATCCACCACAGAATCAGAGAGGGCCGGGAGGTCAGATGGGCGGCGGCGGCGGTGCGCCACAGGGTGGTCCCGCGCCGAGACAGGCAGGCCCGCAGATGGGCGGTCCTCCACAGGGCGGCCCTGATCAAATGCAGATGTCACAGTTCAGGCAGGGCCAGTACAGCCCGCAGGGCGGGGTAGACGAACTACAGGCACAGTTTGCCAGGGCACAGGCTACCGGAGCAAGCCCGCTTGTCCTTGCCGAGCTACAGCAAAAGCTCAGCATTGCTCAGCGCGGGATGGAGCAGTGGCAGAATCGCAAGTACGGCGAAGAGATGGGCAGACTCACCCAGCCGCAGGGTGCAGGCAGCGTGGGCAGCGGTGGTCGCGGCGGCAGACCTGCACAGTCGCAGCTACAGCAGAACCCCTACCTTGAGATGCTTCTCCGTAACCGTCTCGGCATGGGTGGGGGCGGTGGTAGAGGGGCCTGGTAATGGGTACGTTCAACGATAACATGTACACCAACCCAGGGTCTAACCAGGCGATGTACCGCTCGCCATGGTACACGACCGGATCCAGTGGGTACTCTGAGACTCCCCAAATCGGGCAGGCCGGGCAAGCTGCCGGTGGGGAGAGTGATCCGTATGCTGGTAACAGCTACTTCGAAATGCTACTCAAGGGCATCATGGACACTGGAGAGTACGGGCCTACGCAGGATGCCGCTGCTCGCGGCAAGGCCTCTGAGCAGGAAGATGCCATGCTGCGCTACAAGATGGGCAGCAAACGAAAGAAGGGCAAACATGAACAGATTCCTGACGGCTCGCTCGCGCTGTCTAACTATCCTGGTTTGCGCAACGCTGTTGACTGGGCCGCTACTGGCAACATGCCTAGCGGTGTGGGATCAGGTAGTGCGCACGGATGGCTCAAGGAGCAGAACGATAGAGAGTATGGAGATAGAATGAGACAGGGGCGTAAAGACTGGGCGCAGAATCAAAAAGACGCCCTTGGTTGGAGGTACTAATGCCAGGAACAACTCCAGTGTTTGGCGGGCAGAACACCAATAGTCCGACACAGCAAGGACACAACCTCGGTAACACTGGCTGGGGTCCAGCATCCCAGATGCGTGATTGGCTTGACAACTTTCAGCCAGACCAAATGGGATTTCAGGGCGGGGGGCAGAGCGCCTGGGGTGGCCCAATGGGGCATCTTGGACACGCAGGTCAGGACTTCCAGTATAATCCGCGCACAGGAGAGTACGGGTATCAGGACAAGGCCGGGTTAGGCCTTGAGGGTGGTGAATCCATCTGGCGCATCGACCCGGTAACCGGCGACAAGGTTATCAACCCTGCGGCGATGATGCAGTTCATGCAGGGCGGTGGTGATGGCGGCGGTGGCTACCAGAAGTATCAGATGACCGACTATCAGGGTGGCAATGTCACTCCGGGCTCAGGCTACGAGGCCTTTGACTATGACACCATCGGATCAGGTATCGATCCACAGGCCGTTATCCAGGCGAACGAATACAAGCTCAAGGAAGGCATGGAGGGCGACTTCGCCCAGGCCGGGGCAAGAGCCGGGCAGAGCGGGTTTGACATGAGCACCCCGTACATGGGTGAGCTTGGTGCAGCCGCACGCAAGGCTTCGCAGGACCGTAACGCCATGTCGATGAAGTACCAGTTCCAGGCAGCAGAGTCGCAAGCCGCAAGGGATCTCGCGCAGCAGCAGCAGGCCGCTTCGCTTGACTTCGGTGGGTGGCAGGCTGGCTACCAGGGTGATCTCCAGTCGCAGATGTTCAACGCGGGGCAGGGGTTTGACAAGTGGGCCATGGAGAACCAGTTCGGGTTTCAGGATAACCAGGGGCAGAACCTCTATAACCAGACGAACGAAATGAACAGTCAGAACAACATGATGTCCATGCTCCAGCAGATGATGGGATAGGCTATGGGAATACTTGGACCGAGCCCCGATGAACTAAGAGCGAGAATAATGCAGATGGCCCAGCCCATGGGCGTAGGCCTTGAGACTGAGGACGAGCGCAGAAAGCGACGTGCCGCAGAGCAGGTACGCAAGGCCCTTGAGGACCAGATCGTAGCCAACTCTCAGCCGATGATGCGCTCCCCGTGGCAGACAGCAGGGGCCGCCCCTGCGGCAGTGGTTGCAACTGCGGAAGGTGTCGAGGAAGAAAGAGCTAAGATCGGCGTGCCGTGGAACCCGAGCCAACTAACGGCAGGGGTGACAGAGCAAGTCCCTCTGACCATGAACCTCACCCCGATGGGCGAGAGGATTTTTGGAGCTAACGCCCAAGAGGATACGGTGAGCCCAGAGTCCGTTGCTGGCGCACAGGAGGCAGCAGAGCGCGACCCACGGGCTAAACAGTATGAGCTTGACAGGCTAAAGGAAATCAAGACTACCCCGTCCGAGGCCATCAACCTCCCGGAGACTGAGATAGACGTGGCGGGGCTGACCATCGACCAGCAGGGCGAGGACAGCTTCAATACCACCGAGGTAGTTAATAGGCTCGCAGACGAGGACAAGCTACTCCAGATCAGGGCAGAGGCCAGGATGAAGGGGCGCATGGGTTCGCTCTCACACGAGGACATGGACCCAAGCATCTACGACTTCCTCCCCGAAGGCCCGGCCGGAGATCCGGCCAAGGTTACGGGCGGCTCATTCTCGCAGCAGGCCATGACCCCGGAGATCCAGAAGCGCCTTGACGATAACATGCTCTACGCTGCTCAGTCCGATGAGCAGTTCGCTAGCTGGATGTTGCAAACTCCAGAGATCAGAGAGCGCATGAAGTGGGATCCGTCTGCCATTGGCGAGGGCCTGCGTAGGATCTCTGAGCAACAGACAGAGGACGCACGCAAGACACTCGGCATGAGGCTGATTGAGCTTGGCACTGGGCCGTCTGGCAAGATGTCACCTGAGACCGCATCTGCATATCAGATATGGACAGGCGAGGCACCACCGGATGGCATCGTTGGGATCAGCAGGCTTGATGCTGCCCAGGAAATCTTTAGCATGAGAAACCGTCTCGATATGCTGGTTAACCAGGCAGGCTTCGGGCAGTCCGCTATCATGAACGACTATAGACGCCAGGCCGTGCCAATGTTCCGAAGGGCGCAGGCTGCGCTTGAGGCCGGGGCAGACCCGGACATGGTTGTTCAGCGATTGGCAGCAGAGGTTAGCGCACTCGAAGGGCGCACCGGTGTTGGTCAGCAGCAGGAGAACCAGAAGTCTATTGATCAGATGTCTGTTAGGGGCGCATCTCCGTACGGATCAGTTGGCGTCGCCTCAAGGGAACGTAACGTAGGAAGGTAATAAATGGCGGTAAAGGTAACACTTACTGACGGGAAGATAATCTTCCTTCCAGATAGCTGGACCGACGACCAGATAGATGCCCACGTTGCTGGCCTGGGTGATCGTGAGCCGGAGTCAGACTACGGCGCTGCGTTCATGCGCGGGCTTGGCAAGCACGCACCCGACATCATAGACCTGGGTGCTGGCATCACCGGCATAGCGGCCGACATCACAGGCCTTGAGTCCCTTGACAGGACCGAGGCTAGCATCCGTGACTTCTCTGACAACGTACGCACCCATGTGGGCGGCGAGGCCATGCGGGATGTGTCAGATACCTTCGGTGAGAAGGTGGCAGAGGGCTTCGGTGCAATCCCAGGGATCACAGCATCATTCGCCCCGACGCTAGCCATCCCAGGTGGAGGGGTGATTGGCTCAGCAGTGAAGTTCGGTGCGCACGGTGCGGCCATGGCTGGTGGAGAGGGACCGGGATCTCCTATCGGTGGTGCGCTACAGGGCGCAGCCATGGGCGCTGCATTCGGCGCAATGGGTGGTGTGGCAAGTGGCATCAAGAACCCCATCGGAAGGCGTTTAACGCACGGTATTGGCACCACAGGGCTAGTAACTGGGACAGGTGTTATAGGTGGTGAGGATCCAGAGGACGCGTTTGCCATGGGGCTGTCGATGGGCGCTGTTGGCGCACTGGGTAAGAACCCGTACAAGGCAGACATTCTGCGGCAGCAGAAGATCAAGAAGATCTTGGACCAGGTACGCAAGGAGAACCCGAGGCTCAACAGGGATGAGCTTGACCAGATCGTTGCTCTCAGGTTCAATGAGCAGCAGAGGCTGGACTTCGATGCGGCTGGTGGCAAAGAGCAGATCTTCTCAGAGCTTGGGTTAAGCATTGATCCAAAGTCTAAGCCCTTTATAGACGAAGCGTTCGCTGAACGTGTCAACATGATGAACTCTGTGCGTGACAGGATCAAGGCAGTCGGGCACGAAGAGGCACTCAAGAGTATGCCAGAGGAGCAGGTCAAACAGTTGTTTACTGCTGACCCGTACTCTCTCGCTGAGGCGGCAGAGGCAGTAAGAAACTACAGCCCGACAAAGATCCGCGAGCTATCTGACAAGTGGGGCGTCAAGGGGCAGATACTTGGCGAACATGAGATGATCAAGATCAACCTCCTTGGCAAGATGATGATCCGAGACTTCGCTGATTTGTACATGAAGAGAAAGACCGAGCTTGAGATAGACGTACAGCGAGGAGCAAGCAAGGTAGATATCGAGAAGAGGCAGGGCGAGCTTGAGAACATCAGAGATAGCTACACCCTTGAGATAGCTGACTGGGTTGGGCTTGGTACTGAGATGGGCCGTGCGTTCCATGCCCGCCAGGTGGTTGCAGAGTCAACCCCAATCGGAGAGCGTGCGCTTGAGAGGATGATTGCTAAGAGCAAGAATCCCATCCCCGCCCACCTTGTCGAACGCATCCTTGAGAACCCTGATGACTTCTCAGCAGCGCACGATGTCGTGCGTGCTTCCGTCAACCCCAAGAAGGTAGACTATTTGTACGAGGTATGGATCAACGGGCTACTCTCCGGTCCTCCGACGCACGCAGTGAACATGCTGTCTAACACCGTTACACAGTTCATGTCCACCGCTGAGCGGGGAGTTGCAGGCACGCTGGACTTTGTTACCAGCACAGGCAAGACCAGGGCACAGCGTTCCCGCTTTGCCGGTGAGCTATTCGCTGACATGCGTGGGTACTGGCCCGGCATCCAGGCTGGCATACGCGAGGCGTCACAGATCCTACGCAACGAGCAGTACGGATACGAGATCTCAAAGCTGGACAAGCCGATGGCTAACATCCAGGGCTTGAAGGGTCAGATGATCCGCGCACCGTCAAGGGTGCTTCGCATGGCAGACGTGTTCTTTAAGAACGTTGGTGCGCAGCGTGAGCTATACGCTACAGCCTACCGTCACGCCCAGCGTGGCACGAACAAGGACGGTAGCGCATTCACCAAGGCACAAAAGACCAAGAAGATCCAAGAGATCATAGCTGAGCCTAGCGAGCTAGTGCTTGAGCGCATGAACGCCGCTGGCAAGATGGAAAAGAAAACCCTAGGCCCCAAGCCTGGCACGGGGCTAAAGTCCTCGTGGATGGATGAGGCTGGGCAGATCAGCACGTTCACCAACCCGCTCACTGGCATGTTTAAGAAGGGTGCAGAGCTAAGAGACATCCCAAGCATGCGCTGGGTCATGCCCTTTGTGCGTACCCCGATGAACATCATGAAGTACGGGGTGAAGAGAACCCCACTCAATATCCCTCACGCCCTCCATACCTACGGCCGGTACAGGAACGGCGAGATCAACAAGAGCGCAGTGGTAGAGGAAGCTGCGGCAACCCTGATGGGTACTGCAATCGCCGGTACTATCTACATGGCGGCCAAAGAAGGACTCGTAACAGGCGGTGGACCATCTGACTGGCAGGAGGAAATGAACCTCCGCGAGACGGGATGGAGACCGTATTCACTCAAGACTGGCGGCGGCAAGTACCTCTCGTACTCTCGCGTCGAACCACTTGCTACCATCTTCGGCATGGCCGCTGATGCATCTGAGATCCACTACGATGACCCGGATGCAGCAGATAAGATCATCGCCGCAATTAAGGAGAACCTTACCAACAAGACCTTCATGGTCGGGCTGGAGAATCTGGCTAAGGCGTGGGCTGACCCGGATAGGTTTGCAGAGGGCTATGCCAAGATCATGCTTGGTTCGTTCGTCCCCTCCGCTCTCGGTCAGGTGTCTAACATCACTGACCCGTACGTACGCACTGCTGACTTGCGTGAGACAGTACATGGTATCCCCGAGGCCATGGCTCGCAGGATCCCAGGACTCAGCGAGCAGTTGCCCATCCGGTACAACCCGATGGGTGAGCCGGTAGAGCGCAGGGAGAGGCACAACCTCTTCGTGCTGCCAGAGAACATAGCGCGTGGGGCCTCGGCGTTCGAGGTCGGGACGTATGACCCGTCCAAGTTCGTAGAGGAAGAGATGGCGAACCTGTCTCAGTATCAGGGGATGCCGCCGTCCATGCCTACCACCAGTGTCACCATCAACATGACGGACTCGCCGTATGGTGACACCATTAAGCTCACAGACGACGAGTACGCTATATACCACCAGTACCACAGGCAGGCACGCCAGCACATGGGAGAGGCTATCCTCAGCCCGGACTGGGCAGCAATGACACCTGACATCAAAGCGAGTATGCTTGGCAACATCTACCGTGGCTACCAGAGACAAGCCAGAGAGGTGATCAAGCAACAGGTGTACAACCGCATAACTGGTGTTGACATCCAGTAACACCGTGTGTTAGAGTGGTTCCAGCACAAGGAGGAACTATGCCTGTATTCGGTAAGAGGTCGCTGGCCTGTCTCGAAACATGCACCCAGGATGTCCAACTCCTGTGTGTAGACGCAATTAACTTCATTGACTTCGCAATAACTACCGGGCACCGCACCGACGAGGAGCAACACCGGCTCTATGAGCAGGGGCGCACCATGCCCGGACGTATCGTAACCCGCCTTGACGCAGGAGAGAGCGTCCACAATAACTTCCCCTCACCAGCATTCGACTTCTGCCCATGGCCCGTAGACTGGGAAGATCTAGTGCAGTTCGGTGTGGTAGCAGGGGTGCTGCGCTATTGCGCATGGAGGAGGGACATAGATCTGGCCTGGGGTGGCGACTGGAATCAGTTCGTCGATTATCCACACATGCAGATAAGGAGTTCGAATGGGTAGAACTGTCAAGAAGATCTGTCCCGGATGCGGCAAGAAGAAAGAGATACGCAGGGACAGAACTTATTGCTCAGTACACTGCGCAAATCGTCACATAGCATCAGAGAAGAAAGCAAACCAAACAGCATTAGTAATCGGAGACGCACACGTACCGTTTCATGATCAATATGCCACGGAGCTTGTACATGCGTGGATAGAAGAGTACAAGCCCAGCGCCGTCTACTTCAATGGTGATATCATGGACTGCTACACGATATCAAGGTTCGCACAGCCCGGCCTGGGCGTAGGAGGGTTCTCGGTTGAAGTCGAAGAAACGATGGCGTGGCTCGAAGAATTCAGAAGAGTATCTCCGCACTCCAAGATGGTATACATCGAAGGGAACCACGAGTTCAGGCTGCGCGCGCTCCTTAATAATGAGTCGGCGGTCCTTAACGGAGTGCGTGGACTCACTATTCCAGAGCAACTTGATCTCGAAAGACTCCGCATTGATTACATTTCATCGCCCGGCGATAGATGGTTCAGTACTTACGTTCGAGCATTCCCCGACATTCTGGTAGGACACTTTGCAAAGACCAACAAGCACTCAGCTTATACAGTTAAGAATCTCATTGATACCTACGGAATTAGCCTCGTCACCGGGCACAACCACTCGGCGGGCCTACACCATAGAACCTTCGTGGACGGTGATATCATCGGAATCGAAGGTGCCTGCCTATGCGACCTCAGGCCCTTGTACTGCGAGCCACACAACTGGACACACGGATTTACCGTGCTTAACCACAGAGACGGAGTGACCTACCCAGAAGCCGTACGCATTACTGATCACAGATTCTACTACGGCGGCCGTCTGTATTCTTAATGGAGGTAGTCTTGGAAACCACTATCACGATTGATGTTGAACAGGACGGGGGGCTATGGTATGTCTTTGTCGTGGGCAAAAGAATTGGTATTGGCTCTCTTACTAGATATGTTGCTCAGGAGAGAGCGTCCTGGCTCGCGGACGGGATCCAGGATCTCGTCGAAGCTGCGGACTTGATGCATGATAGGGCGTGGAAGGAAGCGGGGAAGTGAAATGCTCGAACATGGTAAGAGGAAGCTTATCGCTGCTCTTGTTTACACCATTGGCGTGTTTATTAGCTGCGGGATTCTGGTGTGCGTTAACAAGATTAGCGGTGAGGAGTACGTACAAGGATTGGCAAGCGCGAGCTATGTGGTAATGGCACTAATGGGTGCCAACGTAGCCAAGGGATACATAGATAGGGGGAACAATGCTGCCGGTGATGTTGATACCGACGATCATTAAGTGGGCCACTGACCCGAGGGTTATCAAGGGGGCAGCAATCGCCCTTGCCCTTAGCATCATCTTCGGTGCTGGGTGCAGGACTCAGGCCGCGCTGGATGAGGCAAAGATACTGAGACTCAACAACAAGATACAAACACTTGACGAGAACAATGACCTGTGCCTTGAGAATCTTGAAAGGGTTAAGTTGAATTGGACTGACTTGAAGGAAGCGGTCGAGACGACCAATGAGGAAGTTCGGAAGATGGGCGAGGAATACAACGCAAGGGTTGTACAGTTGGAGGAGCTTAACCGTGCAGCGGTTAGCCATCTGGTAGCCACGCACACCGAAGCGATGCGCGATATGGTTGAAGAGGCTAATGCTTTACGGGAGAGGATGGCCGACATGAGTGCCGCCGAGGCGTGCCACGAGGCCATGTTGGAGATAGTCAAATGAAGGAAAAGGGTGAGTGGTTCTTAGGCGGGTGTCTGGCTGGTGTGGTCGTTCTGATGTACGTGTTCTCGTGTTTGGGGTGTGCTACTACTAAGTGCCCGCCCTGCGTGCCTGAACAGGAGGTTGTCACCATAGAGGTGCCTGTGCTGTCCTGTCCCGTGCCTGCGCAGTTACCGCCCCTGTCCTACCCTGAATGGCCTAAACCCCCTCAGATCGTCACAGAGGGGGCTAGAAAAGGATTCTATGCCGATACCGCTGCTACTCAGAAGGCTCGTGAGAAGATTCTTCTTGATCGGATTGGTGTTCTCGAAGGACAACTGAATCAATACCGTGGAGAGGACACCCCCCACTAACCCAAAACCCTGGCTCATCCTGACCGGGCCAGGGGAATCCCTTGCCGTGACAGTTATCTAACACCGGGCAGGTGCATCCCTTGTCAAGAGCCTCAATGCTTCCTGGGTTGGGCGGTTTGTCTACGTGCCTAGTAGGGCATTCCACGGTACTGATCCTTTCCAAGCTGGTCGGCCCGGCATTTATTACACATGGTAGAGACCCATCCGTCGTCCCTTGTCTCCCCTTCTTCTCCACATACCTCACACGTTACAGAGGACTCAAGCTCTGCCTCGTCGATTAGATCCCACGCCTCATCGGTTGCGCTGTGGACATAGAAGCGCAGCGTGCCGTACTTCTCCTTAACCTGAGACGCAATCACGCCCAGCGGTTCCAGCTTAGCAGACAGGCGGTTGATGATATCGAACCACCCATCCCCACACTCAAACCCAAAGGCCATGCACGAGTTTTTTGGATCAGCACCAAGATCACGGTACAGTCTTGGGTACATGTCCGCTAGGTAGTTGGTGTTCTTGAAGTTCATGGTCTATAATCCTCATGTTCTGCGTAGTCGTAGTCCAGTTGTTTCTCGTATTCATCCTTGTCCATCTTGCCGCTCTTGTACTCAACGAACCTGTCCATGTCGTCGATGACATAGCATGTCTTGCACATGGAGAGGGCTATGTAGTCCCAGTACCGAAGTTCTTCTCCGCATCCCTTACACAGCATCTTTTACCCACCCGTATCCGTTGCATTTTTCGCACTGCTCCCCTTGTTCGCATATATCGCACCGCTTGATGCCGATCTTGTCTGCTGGAATCATCGGCTTGTCTCGGCCCTCGATATAGACTCGTTGATCCCACGCCGCGTCGATCTGCTCGTCGGTGATGTGGTGGCCTTCTGATAAAACACGCGCCATCTCAGTATTATATTTTTCTACCTCCTCCGCGCGGGCTTGCAGCCGCCCGATCTTGTCGGCAGCATCGGTGAGCATGGATTCCTCTGTCGCAACACTCATGCACAACTCGGTCGAATCTGGATATAAGGCTTTGGCAAAACGCTTGATGTATTCTGGATCACTCATCTCCACTCCTTATTGAGATCGCGTACGGCTCTCATCCCCCCGAACTCTTCGCCAGTTTCCCTGTCCACTATGGAATAGCCGGTGTCATACACCGGTGCAATCTCCAGATCCCACACGAACGCCAGCCTTACTCCCATAACGAATAGGTTATTAATTCTCTCATAGATTATATCGTATTGGTTATCTTTCTTTGATGTGCCCGTCTCTGACACTATGAATCTATTGGCAGGCAGGCCTGTTGCCTCCATAGCATATCGGAGAGTGTCCTCGGGATTTCCGGCCATATCGTACACCGATAGGCCGATGAAATCTGGTGGTCTATCCATGCGGGGAATAACGTTGCCCAGCACTGTAAAGAACTGCCAGTCTTTGTTACCATAGAAGTTTACCTCCACCGTGTGCCACACCCTGACAGTGGCGTTTGGATGTGCTGCCCTTGCTGCCTCTGCCGCCGCCTGCCTCTCGTTGAACAGGCGCAGTAGGTACTCGGCCCGCTCTAGCTTCTCCTCGTCACACGCCATGATCTGGCACGACGTCCACGACAGATAGTCCATCGTCGGAGTCCAACCACACATCGGATCCTCGCAACAGGCGAGGTAGCTCTGATAGCTCAGCCCGCCGATACACTCGTCCCTAGCTCTACACCCTACGCCATGTGCCTGCCAATCAGACTCAAGGTTGATGATAAATATATCCTTGTCCTGTCCTGAGTAGTACCTGTACATGTCATCGTAGATTGAGACTGGGTACCCTTCCCACAACAGTCCAAGGCTACCATCACACCGCTCATCTATTACACCCCAGTGTTCAGGCCTGATAACGATGGACGTTATGCCTGGTAGCCTGAACAGCTTACGGATGTTCTCGTCCTGATTCTCTGTTGGATGCGCCCTGAGCATGAGGGCTACTGCGTCTATGTCATACCTATTACGCACGTACTGTACATGTTCCCAGTTGGGCTTTCCGTACGGTGCCTCTGCTGCCCACCAGCGGTATGGAGTTGTGGTCTTGTCAATGACCTGTATATTAACCCCCACCGTGCGCTTGACTAGGTTGTACCGCACCGGCTTAACTCGGCCGGTTGGGTATAGCACCTGGCTTAGCACCAGGATGAGTGGGATGAGCCAGTTCACCCGTAGTACCTATTGTATAGCTTCGTGATCCCGTGCGCGCAGATGAACACCAGGCTAATAGGCCACAGAACTACGGCGGCAGTGACTTCGCTATCTCCCCAATCGTTATAGATTTCCATTGCAAAGAATATGGCTGCCAACAGCCCAATCACGTACACTCCAAGCGCGATCATAATCATCCCGATCATTTGATCTTCTCCACTCTCTTGTGAAACGTGTGCCTCTTCCCACGCTTCTTGTTGCTTACGAACATGTCGCAGTCAGGGCCATCATCGGCCCGAGGGCTACCATCAATGAAGAACGCCTGCCCTATCTTAACCGGAGCAGCAGTGTATCGGAAGCACCACTCACGAGACGGGCATTCATCGTCAATGCACATGTTGAAGTCTTTGTCCATGCGTACAACCCCTCCTTGTTCTTCTTCTTGGTAACACAGAACCTTTCCACTGCCTCGGTTGAGTGCTCAAAGTACTCACCGCTGGCGTCATCAACAACCTGCCAGAAGGTAGTCCACGTTTCCTTGCCGATCTTATCACTGTTCGTCAGGATGGTGGCGGTGACATAGCTAAAGTCAAGCACCTCCCCGTTCCTTTTGAGTAGTACATCGACGGTGAACCCGGCGGCAACAGTGAAGTCATCGTCACCCTGTAGCGGCATTACGTCAACGAACAGTGTCATGTTCCCGCTCTCAACGTCCGGGTTGTAGAACCCCTCGTATGCATTCAGCCCCGTGAGGAGTGCATCACATAGCTGCACCTCTACTGCCTTGTCACTGTCTGCCCCACACCTAAATACCAGGGGCCTACTCTCCTGTGCAGCTAGCGGGAGGGCTAACAACATCGTCAAGGCCGTTAAAGTAATAGTTGTCAATCTCTTCATCATATGCTTCCTCCCAATCGTATCGTTCAATGATCACTTTCTTCTCGCCCGGCTTGATGTGTAGCTCACCGTAGTTCCGCTGGAACTCGGGGTAGCCAATGTCAAGCTCGGCTATGTCATTCTCTGCTGCCCATATGCCCGCTGACATGCTCAAGCTATTGCGCAACGAGATATCCCAAAAGGCAATGGGGTATTCACTATCGAACTTGTCCCTGGTCACGATGTACTTACGCATTGAGTCTCCTCTCGACGCTCTCAATGACCGCCTGTTTAAGCTCAAGCCTGCCGTACTCAGCAGAATACCGAGACACGATATCGGTTCGAGCATGTCCTGTTACTAATGCTATCGTATCTTGGGTGAACCCTGCGTCCTCTGCCCAAGTAACCAAGGCGCGCCGTGCGGGCTGGAACCCTGACCATGAGTTATCAAACCCCTTGGTCGCATTGCGTAGCTCCAGCCGTACGACTGACTGAGATGGAGTAATAATGGTCGACCCCCCTGGGTATTTCCCAGGGCCACCTATAGCACCACCAAGTGATGCCACCACCGGGACGATATTACCTACTCCATTCTTCCTGATCTCTGCTGGTATGCTCAGCGTGCCATCTGCCGGTGAGTAGTGTTCTCTCTCTACCCTGTATACCTCTGCGTCCCTGAGTCCGGCGAGCAAAGCCAGGAGCAGGCCCAACCTTGAAGGAGGGGATAGGTCATTCACCAAGCTGCGCACCTCTCTGTCTGTCGGCACTGCGCGTACCTGCCTCGGAAGTCTGCTGAGTGACTTCGGCGTGTGCCATCGAGCAGGTATCGCGTTGTATTTCAGTGCTGAACGTAGAGAGGATAGCTCCTTGGCAATTACTCGGCCTGCTCCCTGAACTCGTCTACTTGTGACATATCTGTTGATATCCTGTTGCGATACCAGTGGAGAATCCGTTTGCAATCCTCGAAGTACTGTTGATAGCATACGACTGTATTGCTCATGTGTAACTGATTTGACTGTGCCTTCCGTCGCTTCGAGATAGTTGTGTACAACTCCTTCGATGCTTCGGGGTGTTCTTCGAGGTAGCCCAGCAAGCTGACGCTCCCTCTGGACAAGCCACTCCTTGGCGTTAGCATAGTTCTCCTCGCTTGATCCCTTCGAGAATGTAGTCTGAACGCGTGAGCCGTGGAACATCATCCGGGCTGTCCATTTGTGTCCACTTTGTTTTAAGCCTACCGTCGTCATCTAAGAACCTCGCAGTAAAGTCGTTGAGACTCATGGCTACCATGCTATCTCCGTATGGCGTGCCCTTCTTGTGGGCTACAACGATGGGCACCTGATACGCGTTGCTACTCTTCTTTGCCTGATCCATGGCGTCAATGTAGAATGCATAGCCAGGCACCACCTTCCAGTGCTTGACCTCCGGCGAGAGGTCGGGGTGGTCTATGTCTGCTGAGTCACCACGTTGCCTGCCACTGACAGGTATGCGTTTGCCGTGCAACATCTCAGCGATGACTCTCTCCGCACGCTTCCATCCCTTTTCAGTCATTGTCCTTGAATGTTTCTAAGTACATCTGCAAGCACTTGATTGCCTTCTGTATGTCACCGATTGGGTTTTGCTTGTGCTGATGCCGGAAGATGTACTTGACTGCGCTGCCAAGCAGATACCCAGGCTCAGCACCAATGTCATGTATGTACTCAATGCACTCCTTGCTACCAAATGTGTAGTGTCCGGGTGCCTCAATTATGTCAACGCCTGGCTGCCTGCGCTCCATCTCCGTCTTGCATGAACTAACCATTCAAGTATCCTTCCACCAGACAGTCAGACACCAGCGACCTGAGTGAGCGTGCCCTGTCTGGATGCACGTCTACCTCGTACCACTTCTCCTTGAGCCAATCAAGGATGGGTTGGTACCTGTAACTACATACGACGGGCCAGTACAGCGGGGCCATTGTCTCAGCCCACTGCCTCGCTTCCATCGTGCGCTGCACTGTCTTGCCCGCTGACCACCTGGCCCTGTACCGTGTGCGATTAGTACACTCGTCACCATCAGAGGGGAGCGGCGGCATGACCACGTTCATGGAGTGCAGGCTGTCGATGATGGCGCGGAAGATGATGTTCTCCATTAGCTTGCCACCCGATGCAGTGAAGTGTTCGCTGTCTCTGGCATGGAAGGGTGGCCCAATTGCAGATCTGTGCCTTGCTATGCCCTCGCCCTCGTAGTCACGGGCCACCTCGCCGTGTTCAACCATTGCGCATTCCATTACCATGCTCCCTTGCTGATGAACTTAGTTGTATCAGAGTCGAAGTGAAACTCCTCGGCACCAAGCTCACCGCTTCTGTTCTTCTCAATAAAAACTTCGATCTTATCCTTAGCCGACGTTGGGTGCCACAAGAAAAGAACTGAGTCGGCGTCTTGTTCGAGCTGCCCCGAACCGCGTAAGTCTGTTAGCTCTGGTCGCTTGCGGTTCTGATACATCATGGCGCGGGATAGCTGGCTGACTGCAAGGACTGGCACATCAAACGTCTTGGCTATACCCTTGAGTGCCTTGCTAATACCAGTCACTTCCTCTTTGCTATCATCGCCAGCACATAGAAGCTGTAGGTAATCAACGATGATGAGATCGAGTCCGGTCTTTGACTTCATGCGCCGTGCCTTGAGGCGTAAGAGCGCAACGGTCTGATCCGGCGAGTCATCAATGACAAGCGGGAGAGTTCGCGTTCGTTCATACGCCTCAACTACAGCGAGCTTCTCACTCTCGGTCATGGAGCTAGGCTTAGAGATCTTCTTGTATGCCACCCCACTCTCGACCGATAACATGCGCTGCGTTAGCTGCGCCTCGGTCATCTCTGGTGATACATAAAGTACTGAGTGATTCCTCTTTGCCACACTGGTGCCCACTTGTAAAGCGAACGCCGACTTCCCAATGGACGGGCGGGCGGCGAGTATGATGTAGTCACCACCGCTTAGGCCACCGAGTGGGTCATCGAGACCATCGAACCCAGTCTTGACACCATCCTGAACGTCAACACCGCTGCTCACGCGGGCCACGATACCCGCAGCTACGTCGCCTATGAGTACTTCCCGAGTGGCAACAGAGGAGTTAGACAGATCGGATAGCAATCCAAACGCTGTCTCCATACGACCGGTGGGGTCAGAGGTTTCATCCATCATGCCCCGACCAATTCGCACTAGGTCACGAGATGTTGATTCCCCCTTTACCTCCTTTGCATACTGCATCACATTTGCTACGTCAGGCAGTGAGTCTAAGAGCGATGAGATGTAAGAGGCACCGCCAGCTCTGGTTAGTGCCTGCTTACCACGCAGCAGATTGATGACGCTCAATACATCAACCCGTTCCCCATTAGAAACGACTGTCTGTATGGCACGCCATATCATGCGATGCTGTTCTTTGTAGAAGTCCCTCTCTACTAGAGTGGACGAGACGGTGCCGAGTGCATCTTCGTCAAGAATGCACGCTGCTAACACCGCCGCTTCATTGGAGTCGTCTACCACTTAGATTTTTCCTGCGTCTCGCCACCGTACTGGTTGGCATAGCCCTGCTCAGTACGTTCGCCCTCCGTTCTTTCCTTCTTCTCGTATGTATTCTCGAAACAGTTGAACCAGTCATCGAACATGTTCAGCCGGATGGAGAAACTGTTCTTCTCTTCGTTAAACAACAGCGTGCCAACGGGATTCCATCGGCGTTTATTGTTACCATCTTTGTCACGGTATTCGTCGCCAGCTTTCACAATATTCCAAGTTTTATACGGCATACTTACTCTCCTAATCCTGCAAGTTTCTCTCTCTGTCCATCAATAAAGATGACCAAAGCATCAATGTTTGTCACATCTTTTAGTGACGGGTTCTCTCCATCTACTCGCTCAACTCCACACACATTGTGCAGCATGTTGCAGTGCCATGTCATGTAGTCATCCATCTTATCAGACAACTTCTCAGCCAGGTCAGCCGCTTGCTTGCGCAACAGGCCGGGGTCAGGCACATTAACCTCTGGGTCATGCTCCTTAACAGTGGGCGGCTCATGAATAATCTCTTCCTCGTTGCTGGTCCATGCATCACCCATCCCCTGCTGTTTGAGTGCGTTGACTAGCTCATCAGCAGAGCAGTACTCCTCACCCCCCCACCCGGCAGCAGCAAGGGCGCGGCCGATGGCCGACGTCTCTGCGTTCTCAAGTGCAGAGGACTTGTTCACTTTGCCGTCTCCCCAAAACTCAATGGCTGACCCAGTCGCCACCTCTTTCTCGGCGGGGTCATAGATGCCAGCTACTACCACTGCGTGGTGTTCGGTACATTCTATTATGTTAGTGACAAGCCCCCATCCCGCAGTGATGGGACACTCAAGCCTGAACTCAGTCACTCTAAGTGCTACTGTCTTGTACTCTTTGCCGCCGATGTTAACGATGCCCTTAGTTGACATGCCGTTCCTCCAGTTCATGCTCATTCGCAGCCGCTATTGCCTGGTTGATTGAATCAACGAGTGCCTGCGCCTGCGGAGGTTCCATGATGGCACCGTGTTCACCCGTACTATCAAGGAATGTGATGATCACTTGATCCTGATATGAGAATACAGACACCACATCCACATCAATCGGGACCTGTTCGCTTTCGTACTCAGTCATGTCCATCTATTCTCCTTAGCTATTCATTACTGCTGTTCGTAGCCTGCCTAGTTGCTTGATGTACTCTCTCCTCCCATCGTTCTTCCATGCGCTGGTCAGAGTGTGTGATACCACATCGTATGGCTCGTTGGACTGTACACATAGGAAGTTGAATGCATCACATCGCACGCCAGCAGTGTTGAGTATGTCAGTATAGAATGAATCTTGTATGTAGTAACCGAACTTTCTAACACTATACTTGAATCCCTTTTGGTACTTACCCTTGCCCTCCCAGTGCGGGTTGCTTGTAGTCTTCAGGTCAACGATGGCACATAGCTCGGGGTCATACACGTCGGGCCTGATCTTACATAGTATGCTGCTGCTCGCCTCGTATGCCCACACAGATGACTCACGTACCAGCTTGTCATCCTCCCATAGCCAGTCGTACCCATTAGCCGCGAGTGAGTCACGCATGCCAACACACCGCTCATACATCTTAGTTGTAATGATCTCCTTGCCTGATGTATCAAGCGGGTCATCAGGTGTGTGTTCTTCTACGAACTCATCCCATTGCTTACCTCTACGTACCTTGCCTGGGTACACAACGTACTCCATATCAAACCACTCAGGCTGTATGATAAAGCAATGTGCTGCTGAACCAAGCAGCTTAGCATCGCTCGGCTCATGCGGTAGCGGACCACGCATGTACTGATCAACGTCATCTGCTATGTCCCTGATGTTACTACTGCTTACGCCGGGCAGTGCGTGATAGTCATCGTTACCAACCTCGGTGAACATGACGTCCTTCACCTGTCCGTAACACCCGTGAGCTATATTGTATGGTGCTGCTATCATCTATCCTCCAAGTGTGAACATCTTACCACACCAGTCAGCCCATGTCAACACTACATTCCAGGCAATACAGCAGCGGCTGCATCAAGTCTCTCCAACTCTATCCTAGTATAGTGCCCTTCCCACCATCCGTCGCATGTCTCATCCCACTCTGCTATCTTCTTGAACTTGCCACACGCACCCCACTCGCCTGATGCATCCTCACACTGGGGCATACACAGCACGTATGATCCACAGTTAGTACAGATCTTGCCTTCGTTGGTTCTCATTGCGCCCCCTTAAAATTCCACTATCCCGTGGTCAGCGAGAAAAGTTTCTATCTGTTTCTTACCCATTTCCATGGCCTGATGGAGAGAGGCTAGCTCATCCATTCCTACCGCTGTTGTAGTTTCCTTGTTGGTCAGTACCTCTATCATGTGGTTTGACAGGCGATTCAGTGTATGATGTATCTGTCTGCACGCTACCCGAATGTTCTGATCATTCATCGTCATCCTCCTCCCGTACTGACATCTCCATGAGTGCCTCGTCCACGTACCCAAGGTCCTCATCTAGTTGATCGTTGATCTCCTTGCACGCACGGCACAGGTACACCCCGCCTCTGATGCGGATCACCTCGTCACCCTCGTCGGTTGATGCCAAACAGATTTCGCACTCCATCTTTGACTCCAATCCAGGCGTACATTAGCGGGAACATGCACAATACAACGCCTATGATAAGGTGCATGACGGGGAGTGAGACACCAAGCGCAGTCACTACCCAGTTCAACATGTGTCACCATCCTTTAGCTTATACGCCGCAATTAACTCTGCCTTTGCCTCGCTAATACTGATGCCCATGTTGCACAATAACATACCGAATAGCAGGTACATTTTGCGCAGTAAGTCTGTCCTTTTATTAACGCCATCATCGAACAATGCCTGCACCACACCACGCGCTGGATCACCATCATGAGGCAACATTAGCGTAAGAATACCACTAACATATCGCTTCATGTCATCATCGTGTAGGTCGTGCATCACTGCATAGATTTCATCGACCGCACTCTTATAGTTATCATGCATTGAACTCACTCCTTACATATTTCATGACGTCATCGACGCTGGTATCGTCCATCATGTCATTGATAATTCCCAGCAGTTGGTACCTCACATCATGCGCAGTCATGGCACGAGCCAAGCGGTTGAACCCCCAGTCCACGCTCCCGGCGTATGTAATGTTTTGAAATACCATATGCGTGTGTATCATTGTGTTGTACAGTGGGACCGCAAGCTCCTCAAGGTAGTCCGTTCTCTTGGTAAAGAAGAAGCGGCACATCTCCTCGCTGTTGCGAAAGGACTGAGCTGCAATGTACTTCTTCCTTAGATCGTTAAGACAATTGGCATCTCCGATGAGTACTGACTGTTCTCTATTTGCCATAAGCCTCTCTCCGTACTCCTCAATGAATGCTATGTATGCATCGAACGAGTTGTTTCCTATGATAGTACTGCACTCAACCCAATCCGCACGAGTCATGTCTGTAAGCTCAAAGAACTTCTTGCAATTGAGTATACGTTTGAACCTGTGCCCAGTAGCATTATCGAAGTGGATATCAGGCAACCAGAACGCAAGACCGTTCCCGCCCTCACATATACCGACCTTCCCATCCCTCGCAAGAAGGAGGAGCTTGGTAATGTTGTTCATCAGCACATCGACACCAATTGGGTTTCCCATGAGTGTGTTACCATCAAGGTGGGCGTATCCATCTTCTACACCAGCACCACCAAAGTAAGCACCACATGTTTGGCATGACTGAACACCAATTGATATCCTGCTACACGCAGGGCACATGGCGGCCGTCCCGTCACATCTTGCTACCCTGGATAGGTAGCTGGTCATGCCATTTACGTCCTCGAAATTCCCATCAAAGATCTTATCCCATGCGGAAATGAAGTCTCGATACAACTTCTCGCCATCCGCATTATTAAGCAACTCCTTGACGTTGGTTGGCTGTCCATCGCCGTCTTCTCTACAGTACTGCATTCTGTCAATATCCCATCTATTAGATGGGGTAGAGTACATTAGTATGGCACCAGTAATGAAGTCATACGTGTACAGGTAGTTGTCGAACTGATTGCCGCGCACCCTAACATGTCCGCATTGGTTAGGCATCGTCACCTCCTTCTACTGTTTCGTATCCGTAGTAATCAAGGTACTCATTGATCTCATCGTCGTTGAGCTTGCCTCGAATGTGCTTCCCCTCTGCCCATATCCCATTTTCACCTATGCCAAAGGTGGTCTCGGGACTGAGACAGCACGGGCATTCAGGATGTGTGTGTCCGTCTCTCTTGTACCAGTTTTCTGACTCCAGCCATGTGAAGTCATGCCTGCACTGGTAGCAATAGAACCTATCATACTCAAGGAATGGAGGCAGCTCACCACGGGGGAATGGGATAAAATCCTCAAGCTCATCATCCTCCCCCGCCGCCTCCTCATCCTTGAACTTTTCCCATTTGCTTTCAAGATCGTGATCTCTGTCCTCGTCCACGTCATTGGTCTCTTCGTAGTAATTGTCGGGATCATAGAACGAGGACCGATCAAGCTTATCGTCGTACGCCCATCCACTCCTGCTATATGTTGCCTTCCAGAACGAGTTGCTGAACCAGCACCCGTTGTCTTCCCACTGGCCCGCACCCTCATTGATGATAGATAGATGACCTTCCCTGTTTAGGAATACCAGTTTGTTAGACTGGCCTATGTAATCCTCCATCATGAGGCGAATGCCGCTGTTGGATAGGAAATTTCTCGGCAGTTGCTTTAAGACGTACCTGTTGAACACTTGTGTATCGGAGATCGTACTGAATTCCTTTGTGAAATCCATCACCCCGTTATGAGCAAACACAAGCTGTTGCGGGAACACCCAAAATGGATGAGTGTTCTCCTCGTTGATGCCACCATGGGTAGCGATGCGGAAGTGAACGATGGCTGGTATCTTACTCCAGTCTCTTGATTCCCAAAATCCCTCAAAGGAATCCCACTCCATGAAGCCCTTCTCAATGAAGATCTTCCCTTTATCACACCATGCTACCCCGGCACCCTGGTTGTTAGAATCCCAACATTTATGAAGTGTTTTAATATCCAGGTTAGAGCCTATCGGCTTTGCAATCACTACACACATTAACTATCCTTCCTTTCTTCACCGCAACTCGGCAAGCATTGGGGCGAACATGCTACAGAACGCCGGGTAAATCTTGCGGTTATCATTAGCATACCGCACAAAGTTCTCGACTCTCATATCCCTCAGCCCGTTGTGTCTGGAGAATTGGAACGCAGCTTCCATGAACTCCATGTTTGCGAAGAACCCTGTTGGTGACAGGGTGCCTCGGAAGATCCGACACTCTATAGTGTTATCAGGACAGAAGTTAATAGCGTGATACCTGCCCTGAGATGCGTTATTCCGACTCAATACCATAGCAGACAGCTTGCATGAGAGCTTGGTCTTTGCCCACTGCTCCAAGCGGTCGGGCCTGCGTCTCGATACCGAAAGCACCATATCCTCATTCTCGTAGAACAAGTTGGCGAATTTGTATCTATGCAGTCGAGACACGAAACCGAACCGCCCTAAGTGGACATGCATACCGCACTCCTGGGCTGAGAATGACCGCGCTAATCCAAAGCGCTCCAGGCTGAACATGTTATCAAACCTTTTCTTGTTTTTGTTCATCCAGTTAAAAGTGAATGGTAGCGTGGCTATCTCGAACCCGTTGCAGACTGAACCATCTTCCATGTAGTACAAGAACTCATCTTCATTACCCTCATCCAGAATGTCAATACATTCCTGAATTTCATTCGTGACAAGCTCTACTTCTACTCCATACGTGGCAATGCCTTTTTTTGGCGGTTCTGAGGTAACAGATGTACCACCGGCACCATCAGCGTAGAACCGAATTGTAGGAGCGTAATTCCACGAACGAATGCCCTCACTCCCGCTCTCACTGTAGCAGTAATCACATAGAATTTGGTCATCTCTACAATAGACATCTTCCCTGTAGATTATAGCCTCACAGTTGTCACAATAGCAGTAGATCTCTTCGAAACACTCCTGGCAATAATAATCATAATTGTGAGACACTGAATCATCGATCCAAATTTCCTCATTGCAATTATCGCAGAAGACCACGTTTTCCTGATAGCATGAGTCGCACATGATATCATTGTCGAAAGAATGTGTGCCCTCGGTCTCGACCTCAATACCGCAGCCATCGCACGAGCAAACGAGGTCACTTAGGCAGCATTCACAAACTGTCTGCTCAAGTATCTCAGAGTACTCCAATTCATCTTCCGGGTACTCCTCCTCACATACTTCACAGATTGGTAGACTTTCCTCATCAGGCATAGGCAACTCCTTTCTCCACCCTACTAGGGTAGCAGATTGAAAGCACATTGTCAAGTACTTCCTCAGATACCCTGCATAAACAGGGCATCAGAGGATTTACTACTTATCAATTAGGGCCGCAAGATCTTGTAGGATGCCAGAGTATGATTTTCTCGACTCTGGAGACATTCCGAACAATCTATTGGAACCATCCTCGGCCTTACAAATAAGCTGGTATGCGTCCGTGATGAGATCTCTGGCTGTTTGGATGCTTATCTCGGCATCATCGAGACAGCTAGAAGCTTCGTCCACGCCCTTTCTTGCCTGTCCAAAGTAATTGCTTTCCATGAGTCCTCCCTTCTGAGACGAGGTCCCGAGATTTGCTCGGTCCAACCCCGCGTAGCGGGGAAGGTATCATCTCTATTCAAGGTCACTAATCAGAGCCGACGACGGTACCGGGAAACCAAATCACAGGTTTTACGCCGACCCTGAATACTGAACTCGAATCAGTAGAGCTTTCGCCAATGTGTTGAGAGGGTATCAATAGTCTTGATCCCTACCAACAGAACTACTATAACAGATAGTATTTCCATTGTCAACCACTTTTATCGTGGTCAATCATGTCAATAATCATTGCAAGGTATATTTCAATCCCGCGGAGTCTATTGAGCAATGCAGTTAATGAACTCTCAAATGCTATCATCACAACCCCCTTCTTAGACTGTTGCGAGGGTAGCACGATTATGTGCTACACTGTAGCGTTATGGATATAATGTAAGAGGTTTAGTAAGTTTTCCTCGTCGCGCACATCCTCTATCGTAACCTTTTTCTCATATTTGCCATTAGAGAGTAGACACTTTGCAGTGTAGTGCTTCCCGTATGGTTGCATACTGGCACGTACAACTGTCCATCCTCGACACGACACGGACTCACAAGCACCGCCCAACATATCCAGTTGAGTGTTATCCTCTCCTGTATGGGCTTTTACCACCGGCTCTGCCTTCGTTTTCTTGGACACCTTGACCTTCCGCAAGGGAACGTCATCATTCCAAGATACCATTTGGTACCTGAGATCGTGACTTGAATGTTTTTTCAAGCGTCGAGACCTCGAACGGGAGTTGATACTCGTTATCATGTAATCCTCGTTGGGTACTACAGTAGGCAGAATCACCGGGCGATCATCGCAGCCACGAGCAACATGCGTGCCCTCTACATTGAAGAAGGGTATTGTGGTCTCAGATTCACGAGACACGAGCTTAGAATTGAGCCTCGCGGTCCTGGGCCATGAGCAGTGGTTCCCTCGACGACGGTTAACCTGTGATCCGTCCATTCCTTGTTGCGTTGGTGATCCGGTGACAGGCATTTGAGATCCTTTCTCACCATGCTACCCTCGCAACAGTCTAGAATTTAACCCCTTGTCATTGTCCTACAAGGTTATGTCTGTAAAGGCGTCGGAATTGGAGCACCAACCCACTATCGTACCCGCTAGCCTTAAACGATTCTCACCATTGCGCAAATCTCGAATCCGTGTCCTTGGGGCCGCTCCCCTCGACTTCTACACTGTAGTATTGCAACCCCTGTGCCAATTATGCCAGTCTCAATCGACTATTTCGTAACATGTTGATTCTAAATGGATTGAATTTACCAGTCTCTTTTAGGATGGAATACTGTGTCTCAATAAGGAGTCAGGTTTACAAATAATGTGACGCTCTACGGTACCTGTTAATGTATACTCACTCCTGATAAGGGCTAACTCTAATGGTATCAATAGCTTATGAGTGACGCTGTACGTCATTGGTGTGACGCTATACGCCACCATACCGTGCCAATGATGCAAGGTGCTACATGCCAGCATGTTACGCGTTGCAAGGTGCATCATAGTATTGAGACTGTGCCATAATGGGACACGCTATCTACTAAGGGTTTAGTAGGTGGGGATATGAGAAAGGGAATCGCTGCTATTAACGACATCCTCGATATATAGGAATCATTCCTATTATGTACGGCCCGCGTTATCAGTAACGTTACCTAGAATCATTCCTATTCAACGCGGCATGGCTACGTGGTAGTAGTAACCGCTACTATTATCAATAGCTTGCGGCCGGACTAACAATCCTCATACCTGGTATCAACCATGCGCTACGCGCCGATGAGACTAGGAATCAACCCCGTTGGCCCCCCTGGCGCTTCGCGCTATTAATAATACCCCCTCACATATCCCACGCACAAATTAAACCTAAAACCCCCCTAGTCCTCACAGAACCACACCTCCCTCTCATTCTGACCCCACACCCCACCCATCCCTACCATTTGACCCCTTCGCGGCCTTAGAGGGCCTTGTACGCCCCCAAGTACAGTATAGAAGCTATTAGTACTATTAAGTACTCTCCTAGGTACTTAATAGTAGTAATAGGTTCTATACGCTACAAGTAGGTATGATGTAAGATGTAATACTGTTTCATCGCAAATAGTACTTATAGTACTATTCCTATTAAAGAGCTCTATATATAGTATAGTACTAAACGCGCGCCCGCGCGTAGCAAGTTCCGTGCCAACTCGTGGCACCTGGGAAGGTAGTGTTGACTCAGATCCCACCATGTGGTAGTATGGTCCCA